TGCAGATGCAGATGCAGGTGCAGTGGTGGACGTAACAGTCTTCTTCACGACCTTCGCCTTCTTAGCAGAGGCATTATTCTCGGTCACAGGGGCAGGGGCGGCGGCGGAGGCAGTAGCAGGGGTTTGGGTGTTCTTCTTAATAGCCATTATACTCTACTCTAGAGCTATGCTTTTAAGTATGTTTTTGGTGCAATATATATTATTGTATATAATTGTATATTTTTCTTATGATAATGGGTGTGATATATATGTATTTACTAAAGGTAACTACAAATGGCGTATTTTACGCGAATAATTCTCTCTAATTTTTGGTCCTAAACCCATAATGTCATAAGAAATATAGTTGTTCTTCGATATTTTTCTAAATAACCTTTGTATATTTACATTCCGTTGTTATTGTCGTACGCGACGGCTTCGTATAACCATGGCATGGTCTGTCTTGCATTATAGTTAACGAGTGTAAATGACTGTAAAACGTATATAACTCCGAGTGCCCGTGCAGAGCTGTCAACACCACTAAAGATAACCGTTTCAATAATGTGAATGACTTTCTCTCTTATTTGTTCAACATTTTCTTCGAGTCTTAGGATATTAATGAATAGAGAATAATGTTGCAACGGGTCATGTGGGCATATAGTGTATCTAACTGCAGGTGTCAATGATGCTCTATAAAACCAAATATCCGAGAGTTCTTGTATAAATCGAATAAGCCCTCCTCTGTCTAAAGATGTGAACCACGACGGGCACGTGTAGTGTCCATGCGAATCCATTTCCATAAATATTCTGTTGACGCGGTCTGAAATAGTAAGGTCGATTTCGTCCTCTTTTTCAATGTCAATATCAATCGGAGATTTGTATACACGTTTCATAATTTTTAGAAGACGGTTCATTTGTACGAATACCTGTTTCGAGATAGGTGTACGGGTGTATGGGTTCTTTACATCTTCTCCTAGAGAAGTATTTTGTTTTAGATTATAGAGAGAAATGACATCGAACCCATAAACAAATCCATCGTCGTCTCTGTATGACACGAATTGTGTGTATCGGATATTCTTAATATCTTCCATTGTAAGGAAGTCATCAGTGTTGGTGCAGAGAGAACGATTTAAAAATGCAGGGCCCCTGAGTTTATTGGTGTAACGTTGTAGATATCCTCTAAGAACGCGTTGTATACGGATGGTGAATCCTGACATTTTTATGTGTGTGTATATGCGTGCAATGAGTTCGCTATTTGTTCCTGATAGTTTGATGCCGTAGTGCTTCGCAATAATCTTCAACTGTTCTTTTTTGTATTTTAAAGAGAGAAGACACTCGTAATTGTCGTAGGTTGGAATCGTGAAAATGTCATCAGTGCATTTTTTTTTCGCCAAGGGTGCTGTTTTAAAGTCGGCTGTTGCATTGGCTCGAATTGTTTCTAAAAATCCCTCTAATCTGGATGCATCGTAGTTGCGTCGGCGTTTAAGGTTTACGTGCGTTTTTTTGGTAGAAGGGGCAGGGATTATGTCAGTGATCGATGTTTCCGATGCAGAAGATGCAGATAACGTGCTTGTGACATTATTTAATGGTATTATGTGTTCTAACAAATCTAGATCTAAATCACCTAACATGACTGATGTCTTAGTAGTATAGAATAACGTAACTTTAATTTTGTTTCGTATAAGATAAGATATACAACAACATTCATATTCGTGTGGTTTAGTGTGTATTTTTTGTGAAAATGTGACAGAGTTTTGCACCATTTATGGTCTATATATTTAATAAATTGAATTAAAGACAACCCCCATATCTATAGCATACAGTAAGACCCAAGTGACTACAAGACAGATACAATGCAATTCATCGACGGAACCAAGAAGATTGATTTCACCAAGCTTAGCTACAGCGAACCCAAGTTGTGCGGCAAGTCAAAGGTGATTAATGTAAAGTATAACAATAAGCCGTTTATGTTCTCTACTCCAGTAATGCTCACATGGGGTGCATCTGACTACGAAGGAAATGGCAAGTATGAGCTATCCCTTCAGTTTCCTCGCAGTGAAGAGATGACACCCGAATCAAATACTCTTAAACAAAATCTAACAGATCTACATAATCAGTTTGTAAAGGATTCACTTACGAACTCCAAGTTATGGTTCGGCAAGATTGTCAAGGATGAGGCAGTCGCCGCAGAGAAGATTGGTCCTATTCTCAAGTATCCCAAGCTCGCAGGAACTGCGGAGCCTGATATGTCGAAGGAGCCTACGATTCGCCCCAAGTTCCAACAAGTCAAGGATGTGTATCAATGCAATGTCTACGACGACGATAGCAATCCTTTGTGGCTTAGAGATAAGGCCGCTTCATATCCGTCTGGAGTTACGCCAATGAGCTTCTTCAAGAAGGGAATGAAGGTGATTGCATTGATTGAAATCTCTGGAATCTGGATTATCAATGGAAACCTCCATGTGACAATGAAGGTTGTTCAGGCTGTTACGCAAAAGCCAGTTGAGAGCGTGTTTCAATCAGGATGTATGTTGTCAATGTCAAGTGCAGACAAGAAGGCAATTGCATCATCTGTTGTCGAAGGTGGAGATGAAAACGAAAATGTAGATGAATCAAATCAGATTGATACTGCGGTTGAGTCATCTGATGATGAGGCGGAAGTAGATGTAGAGGAGGAGGAAGAAGAAGAAGAAGAGGAAGAGGAACAGCCTGAGCCTGAGCCCGAGCCCGAGCCAGTAAAGGCGGTTAAGAAGAAGGTTATCAAGAAAAAGAGTGGTGACAATTAAGAGTATTTAGCAAGGTTGTATGTAAGGTAATAAGTAAACAATTATTTAAAGTAGCCAACTAGGTTATTTTTATCTGTAAGATATACACAGATAACAATAACAAAATAATCTGTTCTAACACTAAATCCACACACTACACAATAAGAATATTCGCAAATAAACATGTATTTTTTACATCTTATTACAGGTATTTTTATCGGAGGTGGTGTATTTCTCATTGGTGTATGTATGGATTTTACGGTTTCTAAGAGAGAATATGATAAGTTTGTTTCCACAAAAGAGGGCGTAAATGAATATACGCTTGCACAAAAGTCAACTAGTCTTAATTTATTTGTGCTTACTCCAATAATGTATTCAGCTGCATTACAAACAGTTATTGTTAGAGACAGCAAATGTTTTAATGTATTTTCGTGTATTATGTTCATATTTATTCACAATTTTTGTTACTTTTTTGTTCATCGACTAATGCATACAAATATGTATTTGTATAAATATCATAAGTTTCACCATCGATTTGATAACAACCTCATTCCAAGCATTGGAAATGCAACAAGCCCACAAGAGTTTGTGTTAGGACATATGATTCCTGTAATGATTTCTGGATATGTTGTCAGACTTAACGAGTCCTCTTTCATTTTGATGAATTATATATTACCCATTTTCAATATGTGTCTTCATTGTGAACGATTTATACGTATACGCTGGATACCTGGGTTTGTTGCACCTCTACAACATTATGAACACCATAAAAATCGAACGAAACACTACTCGGGCCCTGTTATTGATTATGACTGGATTTTTCGCAAGAACTGAAAGAGTCGAGAACTGGTAAGTGTACTTACACAAAGTTAATTGTCAACACGAGATCCCTGCGTTCGTCGCAATCATATATATTATTTTCATTGATGCGTAATATCCCTCTCTTTTTCAAACAGACAGTTTGTTGTCGCACGAATGCAAGGTTTGTGATATGAATATTTATCACATGTCTGCCGTTATCCAATTTTACAGGAAGTGTTGTCGAATCAAGTAGACTCTTGGTGAACTCGACTTCACACGACCCGTACAAATGGTTATTTTCATCAATTGACCAACCATCGGGTAAAATAGGTTGACACAAAACCAGTAGCTCCTTCCCATTTTTCATGTCAAAATACATCTCCTTATGCCATAATGGCACCAGAAATAGTTCATCTCCAATCTTTAATTTGTATACATTATCCGACAAAAGGTCGTTTATAGTTGGTTCAATTGTATATATTTCAAGTTCCTCGAACTTCTGTTGAATAATGGTTTTTATTTTTTCTAATGCGTCATCCTGGATATGCAGGATTTGTCGATAGGTGCTCAAGAACTGAAATATAACAAGAGACATATCTCTGTCAATATTTTCAAACAATCCAACCGAAATATCTTGGCAGTTTTCAAGGATTGTTTTTATCTTTTCAGTTAAGTACTCTGCTGGCATATTATCTAGAGTGCTTTTAATAAACTGTAATAGAATGTCAAAGTATCCCGACTGTGTTGCTGAAAAGGTTGTAAAGATATTAGTATCATCATTTGCATGAGTTGTATTAGGTTCGCCTGTTGACTTACTCACCATTGTCATAATAATATTATAACTAGCAGATAAATCTTGAAACTGCATGGTAGATTCTGGAGTATTCCCATTCTTGTCTGGATGAAGCTTGAGTGCCATTTTCTTATATTGACGCTTTACGCCGTCGGCAGTAAGTTCGCCAATTGGTATTGAATCCATTTCCATTATTTTTATAGCCTCTGAAACTTTCATTTCGTATAATGTTTCTTATCATATAAGATGTTAGATTTTATATGGTATTTATTAATACTATAGTGATATGTGGTGATTTGTGTTTTTACGCTGTAGTAGCAGTAACAGTATCAGTATTTCCCGAGCGGATAATTTTATTGAGAACATAGAAGTATCTTTCAATATGATAAATTGGCCGATAGTTGTTATTAAATAATCTGAAAAACTTATATGTCTCACACATAACAATACTTATATTTTCATTTCTGATTTGCTTAGATGATATAAGTGTCTTTACGATTTCCCATATACACGTGGATACATCTACTTCGTAAATAAATAAATCGTATATAATGTCGCGTAATTGTAAGAACTTGATATTCTGTATATCATCATTCAAAATATTACATATGTTCTGTATAATAGTGTCCTGAACTAATATTTGGGGATAAGATTCTTCATAAAGCGTTTTGATGTTTGTGTATTGACTATTTTTGACTAGTTTATCTATAGAAAACGTTTTATTATACTTTTTCACTTGTCGCTTTAATTTGAGTTCAGGTGGTTCGGCCAACCCAATAATTTCACATGTATTTAAAATAGTATCGGGTAAAAAGCAGACACTCTCTGTAATGAATATAAACTTAATTGAAATATTTTCATGAAACATTCCTTGTTGTATATAACTATATAACACATCGAGTAAATCACTATTAATCATATGTATGTTTTTGCAAAGAATGATACATGCTTTTAGTGGGCGACTTGATACAATATCGACGATTTGATTATATATCTCATGCCAAAATATCTTAGCATTACATCCAAGAAGTGACATGTCCACTTCAAAATGTATATCACTCATTTTAATAATATATTCCCCTTTCGATATGTCTACATGCATGCGTTTTTCATACTTTAAACTGCTGATACTGTATTTTTTAATAATTCGAAGCGATTGTGTATACTTTCCAGTTCCAGACCTTCCATAAATCATTATGTTATGTAATTTATGGATATCATCAGGAAGTGTCGATATAATATCGTCTACTTTTGGATGAAAATTATTTTCTTCGCTAGTATCTATATAATTTTCAAAATGATGGTCATAGCATTTTATCATTACTATTTGGAACTTACTTATGTGTAATAACGTCACTTCTTTATTACTTTATCTTGTTTGAATATAGATATAGTGCACATATACAGATAAGCAAGTGCAATTACTAATATGTTTGTAACTATGAGACCATATATGTTTAATATAAATGATGTGTATTACTGTAAATCTATTCGCAATAAGATTATGACAGGGGGGATGTTCACACGCATCATCTACTCTAACGATCTTGTTAGTATAAATGGGGTCCATATTGCATTTTCGTTGAACGGTAAGATACACGAAGTTTACAGTAATAAATATAAGTTTGTGTATGATCTTGATACAGAATCAAAAAATACAGTTGAAACGTTAGAAAAGATAGAAACTGATATTCTTAAGAATTATAGTTTTCCAGGCAAGACCGTTGTTTTCAAACTAAAAGAACAGTTATCTGCTAATTTTTTCAAGTTCTTTCAGTCAAAATCACATATAAAATCTTCACATGCTGATAATAACCATGTATTGGATTCAGGTGTAGGGCCTATTTTATTTTCGCTTAAAATATCAGGAGTGTGGTCAACTGATAATAGTTATGGAATTACGTATAAGTTCACAAGAGTATAGAATTGGCATGTATACACCTGTGTAATAATATATATTTATTTAACGTTTATTTGCAAAGCCTCTTTTGTTCTTGTCACAAGCGGTCTTGTTGTTATTTGTAAACCCATCTGTTGAGAAAAATCGAATTATGATATACATGCTAATTACAATAACAAGGTATATAATTTCCACTGCGTATATTAACATCCCCGAAACTTTATTTATACGCTGTGTATCTTGAAACTCCTTGCTGTGTATATTTTTATAAAACATGTATACGAGAATAAGGTTTATTATAACTAGGAATGTCTCAAACATGGTGAATGATGGTGTTAGTTTTCCTTTAGCGATATAATCAAAATTATCTGAATAGATAACAATTGCCCATATAAGAAGACCCACACATGGCAAAAATGGACCTAATGTCGTAATGAGCGATGTGATATTTTTAGACTCATTATTTTTAGTTCTCACTAGTTTTTGAATAGTGTTTGCCATAAATAATATAAGTCCTACTAACACAAATCCAAGCCCGATAATACGACCCATGGTAGCATTGTTTCCACCTGAACCTATGGTTAAGAACAGAATAACAAATCCCGCGATTAATGTCGCACTAGTAACCTTATTAAATATATGTCCTGGTTTTAAAGGCGTGTTTGATAATGCACTCGCAGTAGCATCTATGTTATTATTTATGCTTGACATGATATAACTATATTATGTTAAAAGTAACAGTATATAATGTGTATAGACTATAAATTTAATATAGCATTTTTATATAATGAGTAAATTAAATATACATTCCAGCCATCCACTAATTCCCTATCCAGAGATTAGCGAGTCACAGAGTCATTTTGTGTCAATTTCTTCTCAAGACCGCAATTTGAAAAAGAATCCAGTATCAAACGATTTTGTGATTACTCTTCCACAAGAGTATCGTAATGTAGAGAGTGTTAATCTTTCCAGTTCATACTTTCCTATTGTAGATGATCAATACTCGATTGAACAGAATAATGTTGATTTATGTTTTCGATTTAAAAAAGCATTTAATCCGTTAGACGTGTCAGGATGCACATTTACTGATGCTAATATATTTGCATTTGTATCTGAAAATGTTCTTAATAATTCATATTTTCGCATTCGCATTAGAAATGGACGATATAGTGAAACCGAGTTAATGAATGAGATTCAAAATAAGATGAATGAACTTATTACCGATAAAATTGCAGAGAGAATATATGGCACATC